GCTAAGTATACAGCAGACGGTGCGCGAACATTAGCAGGAAAACTTAATGTTCCTGATCCAGACAACATTGAAACAATTATAAATCTGCAAAAAGCATTAAAGAATTATGATTTTAAAGGCGGCCCTTTAACTTTGTTACCTACCTCTGTTGCTAAAAACAGTAAAATTCAAAGTGCTTTAACAAACATAGCAAAAGTTTCTAATGTTACAAAAACTACAGTTCAAAACCTTTTAGAAGGTTATCCTGAGTTTATGGGAAACCAGATATCTAAACTTATTTCAACATTTCCTGCCGGAGATCCTACGTCACAAGGAAAAGTATTACAGTCTTTAATTAGTCAAACAGATAATGCGCTTAGTGAAATTGTTTCTCCTATTTATAAATCCATTGACGCAAAAGGTAAAGGAGTTATTGTAGATGCAAGAACAGCCGCTTTAGATTATGTCAAGAAAGTACAAAAAGGAATATATAGATCAGAACCAAAAATAGACCCAAAAACAGGAAAAGAAACACCTCGTTGGAAATATGATACTGCTGCCGAAGGTGAAGCTATAGAAGTTTTAAGAAAAATACCTTCTAATCTTAGTTTTTTTGAGGCGCATGAAAGGCTTTCTAAATTAAAAGCAAGAATTCATTCTGTATCGACTAGTCCCAGTGGGGGAGACAATAGAGGGTTATTAAATGTTCTAGGAGAACATAAGCAAATACTAGAAGAGGCTATGGACGGAGCAGCAGAAAACCTAAGCCCACAACTGTTAAAAGAATATAAGAACGTAACAGCTTACTACGCAAAAGGTAAAAAAGTTGTTTCTGCTGCTTATTTAGAAAAAGCATTAAAAGTGTTAGACCCTGTGCAAGTAGGCGGTCTTTTTGTAGGAGGAGATACAGGTAAAGAAGGATTAACTGTTGGTGTAACAGAAATAAAAGAACTTATGAAATTAGCTAGAGAGTACAAGACCCAACTAGCTAAAACACAACTATCAAAAAATAGCAAACTTAAACTATCTGATTTAGAGTTAGACCCTATTGAGGGAATAAGGAAAGGGTTTTTACAGGCTTTATTGCAAAAAGGCGGGTCAGATAGTATTTCTTCGTTATCTAGTTTAAAAAACAATTTAAGAGATCCTTTTTTTATACAGACGTATAATGAGTTGTTTAAAGGAACAAATTATCATAAAAAAATTATACAGTTAATTGACGAAGTTGAAATATTACAAAGAGTAGAAAGTGCTTCTGGTGGAGGTTTAAGTTTAGCTATTCCTTCCAGAGAAATTTCTGCTGTTAGTAGTGCTGTAAAAGGGAGTGTAACTTCTTTAGTAATTAATTTACTCCCTTCCATGTTAGCTAAAGAAGCTATTAGTCCTAAAAAAATAGACTCTTTAATTTCTAGTGTAAAAGCAGCTTCAGAAGCGTCTAAGAGAAACTCACCTACAAACCGTATACAAGACACAATAAAACAAGTTATGGTTGGACAACGAGTAGGTTTAGGGTTGGGTGTTTTTAACCAAGAAAACTAAAAAGGAGCCATCCTTGGCTCTAAGGCTACACAGGAGAATTACACTATCTCACAGGCTCCACCAGTACACGCTAGTTCTTGGGAGCCTGTGGTATTGTCTTCTGACTCAAAGTTCTCTAGATCATCCCAGTCTACGTTTTTAGGCATGGCCTTTAGCAGTTCTTTGTACTTCTCAGGGTCTATCTCTTCATAGGGAGCCTGTTGGTATACATGGTCACTGTAAGGCAACAAAGATATACCAGAGCATATTTCAAAGTTATCCCAGATCCATTGAGCTACCTGTAGAAACTCATCGTCGGTATAGTAGACCGTTATGCTAGGTTTATGTTCACACCAGAAGTTTTGATACGTCTTCCATAACTGCAACTGTTCCATAGCTCCCACTTGCTTTACTGTAGTGCTAGTTTTAGGTGACTTAATTGGAAAACTAAACACTAAGGAACTGGGAGACATAACGTCCTGTTCTACAGGAAAACCTTTGTCAGTCATAAAAGTTGCTAATGGGTCTTGTTTGTCTGACCTAACACGCCTGATGTACTGACTAGAGAACCTAGGGTGTATACCAGATGCAGTGTCTGTAAGCTGACTAACGGTGCCGCTAGGCTTGACACAGGTAATAGCGGTAGCTTGGTTAACACCTAAATGTTTAGCCCACTTCTTGTTAGTTTCTATACTGATTTGTCTCATCTCCATAAGCCACATCTCTAGCTTATCAGAGTGATTTCCTAGCATCTTATGATCCATAATGCCTGTCAAGGAAACACCAAGCAATGCCTCTTGTTCCGTATTAAACTTCCACATATGCCGTAAGTATCTGAATTCCGTTAAGGTGGACTGTAGCGTCCCTATGATGGTAGCTATACGTATCTTGTTCTTAAGGCTTTCTAATGTATCCTCTGGTCGTACAATAACTTCTGATAGGTTGCAGAATTGGTTGCTCCTCAAGATAATCTCAGAGCATGGGTTAGTTCCAAACTCTTTAGTAGCATCTCTCCTTCCGTTCCTAGCGGCTATTCTTTGTGCCGCTACACGACTAAAGATACCACGCTCCCCTGCTTTGCTCTCGTACATAGATTGCATTTCAGCTAAGAACGACTCAAAGTCAGGTTTCTCAGTGTACGCTACAGAGTTATTAGCTAACCTACGGTGTCCTTCATCGACCCACCATTGACCTGCTTTAGCTTTCCGCATACGTTGGTCACTAAGGTTAGACAAGCTAATAAGGGCTGACCTACGGACACCGCCTACGACAACAATGTCTGCAATCTTACAGCATATGTCGTGACATTCAATGGACGTTAGCTTGCGACCTTTGGCCTTTTGGAATATCTCTACACAAAAGTTAAACAAATCAATCAAAGGTTCTGGGCCTGACGCTCGACCGCCAAAGGTCTTTAGTCTTGCTCCGGCAGGTCGTATGCGGCCCATGTTCCAGTTAGGAATCTTACCGGCATACAATAGGCTTATAAGTTCTCTGAACGAACTAGCCCACCCTATCTTACTATCGGACACAACAATGGTAGTGTCGGTAACGTGAAATGTCTCTGCTATGTCTGGTAGTTTATTTATAAAGTTACGCTCGACACTAAAGCCAACACCAGTACCACACATCAGCACATACATTAGTTCATCAAAGGCTCTAGGATGATCTATGTGAAGGTAGGAGCAGTTAAACCCTGCTACGTTGTCTTTATCCAACGCCTTACCTGCTGTCATCATACAACGCATAGAGGGCATAACATCAAGATTGTAAATAGCCTCCCAAAGTTCTTTAGCGGTGCTTGTGTTAATCTGCTCTCTCTCGACCCAGAAGTTAACATAACGTGTTACTGTCTCTTCCCAAGTCTCCCTACGATTCTCTTCTGGAATCCAACGTGCATAGCGTGACTTGTGTATAAACTGTTGGTACTGATCCATTTCTGTCTCCTAAGTGTTACCAGTGTCTTATTATATTAATCATTATAACATAAGCACAAATTAAATTTGAAAGAACAATAAATGTTCTAATGTAAGATATGTAGTTTTCGTTTGCTGAGTCATAGCCGTCTTCTTCATCAAAAGAACCTAAAGCGTGTTTCCATATTTTCCAAAACTTACGGATCATTCAATTTTAAATCTCCTATGTAATTTCTAAAAGACGATCTAAATACCATTTGGCTTTATTAAGATCCTCTATTGGTTTGCCTTTATAATTATATCGCCAAATGTACTTAGACAAGTTACCTTTAAGGTATCCTGCAAACTCTAACTTGGACATAGACGCTTGTATTGCTTCTATACACTCAATGCCCCCAGTGTTGTAATGCTTAGGGGAGTTTACTAAATCTTCAATAACAACTTCGTTACCTTTTTGGTAAGCATCTTGGCTGTCGGCTTTTAACTTATCCTTTAACATCTTGTCCCATTGTTTAGGGCTAACATCGTTAAGTCTCATGTGTCTCTAAGTCCTCTATGAATTTGTCTTGGTAAAGCATTAGCCTGTCCTCAAAAGCCACAAGCAAGTCTTCTACTGTTATACTTAATGCTTCACATACCAATGTCACATCGTACTCTTTTTCTATATCTTCTTTGAGTTCTTCAAATGTGAGTATCATACCCTCTTTCCTTTTATGTATTTCACCAAGTCCTTTGTTTCATGTGCAGTATAGCACAAAAATCCTTCTTTGTCACACCATTCTTCCATTGTTGTCTTACTATTTTTCCTTACTTTCTTCTTTTTACTAGTCACAATAAAAACTAATTCCCAAGTAGGCATAGAGTCTCTAATAGCTTTGTACTTCTGTGTGTCTCCGGCCCTAAAGAAACCCTTGCACTCTATTAAAACTCTTTTACCTTCATGTACAAAGTCTGGAACATAGTGTCTGTGGGTAACATAGGGCAATCTAAATGGCTCATAAAGATACTCTGTGCCTTTCTTGTCTATTCCTAAGTGGTGGCCTACTTGTTCCTCTAAGCCAGATCTAAACTGAGACATTTAAAGTATCCTCTAAGTTCAACCTATGGAAACTTTGCCAATCCCTACGCATATAAACCAAGTTCCAACAAGTTTCTAGACGTTCTTTCCAATCGTCCGGATGAGCCTTCTGCCACTCTTCCTGTACCTTAGCAAGCATATCAGGCTTACGGACATCAGTTAGTATCTTCTTCGCGGTTATCTTACCAACGCCCACAAGACCTTGAATGTTGTCAGTAGAGTCTCCTGTAAGCATCTGTATACACATATTATAGTAA